CTGCAGCTACCTCAGCCACCAATGCTTCTAACAGCGCATCTGCAGCAAGCACCTCAGCCACTAATGCAAGTAACTCAGCCACAGCTGCTGCAGCGTCTGCAACAAGTGCTGCTGCTTCTTATGATGCTTTTGATGACCGTTATCTCGGTGCTAAATCTTCAAATCCAACAGTAGACAACGATGGTAATACACTCATTACAGGTGCGTTATATTTTAATACTGTAGTACCAGAAACAAGAGTTTGGACGGGTTCGGTATGGAATCCAATCTCTGCTGGTGGCAGTGTTGTCACGTCATTTAATACCCGCACTTCAGATGTTACATTAACTTCAAGCGATGTTACAACTGCTTTAGCCTATACTCCTTTAGCACCTTCTGCTATTGGAACAACAGTACAAGCCTATGATTCTGACTTAACTGCTTTTGCTTTAAAGACTGCTCCAACAGGAGATGTAGTAGGCACAAGTGATACTCAGACTTTAACTAATAAGACTATCAGTGGTGCAAGCAATACACTATCAAACATTGGTAACGCAAGTCTTACAAATTCAGCTATTACTATTAACGGCACAAGCACAAGTCTTGGTGGTTCAGCTTCAGTAGGAACAGTAACTAGCGTTGCTGCTATTACTTTAGGTACAACTGGTACAGATTTAAGCTCTACTGTAGCTACTGGTACTACTACACCTGTAATTACTTTACAAGTACCAACTGCTTCAGCTACTAATCGTGGTGCTTTAAGTGCTGCGGATTGGACTACATTTAATAATAAATCCAACACCACAGGTACAGTTACAAGTGTTGGAGGTACAGGAACAGTCAATGGTATTTCATTAAGCGGTACGGTTACATCAAGCGGTAACTTAACTCTTGGTGGTACATTATCTAATGTAAGCCTTGCTACGCAAGTAACAGGAAACTTACCTGTAACTAACTTAGGTAGTGGTACAGGTGCTTCAGCTTCTACATATTGGAGAGGTGATGGCACTTGGGCAAGCGTATCTGCTACTACTGCTAATAACTTAGCTGGCGGTGCTTTAGGTTCTGTTCCTTACCAACTGCTTTCAGGCACAACAGTATTTTTAGATGGCAACACAACAAGCACACCCAAATTTTTAACCTCTACTGGCGCAGCTGGAATAGCAACTGCACCAACTTATACAGGTTCAACTGGTAGCGGAGATGTAGTATTAGCAACAAGCCCTACATTAGTAACCCCAGCATTAGGAACTCCCTCTAGTGGAGTAGTAACTAATCTTACTGGTACAGCTTCAATTAATATTAACGGTACTGTAGGTGCTACCACAGCTTCTACAGGCGCATTTACTACCCTAGGCGCAACAGGCGTAGCCACTTTTTCTGCTGGCACAGTTTCACTTCCAGCTATTACTACTACAGGCGATACCAACACAGGTATCTTTTTTCCAACAGCCGACACTATTGCCTTTACAGAAGGCGGTACTGAGTCAATGAGAATAGATAGTGGTGGTAACTTGCTAGTAGGTACTACAACAGGAAGCCCCGGAAATAACAATACAACGGTAGGTATTGAGTTGGCATCAGATGGGCAAATGTTTGTTTCTTCTTCGTCAGCACCAGTATTTTTTAACCGCAATGTAGATGGAACAGTCGTTTCTTTTAGTAGTGCTGGAACAGTAGAAGGCACTATCAGCATCTCTGGAACAACTACTTCATACAACGGTGGTCACTTAGCTCGTTGGTCACAGCTACCTGATGGCTCTAAAGATGCCACAATTCTGAAAGGTACAGTCTTTTCTAACTTAGATGAAATGTGTGTATGGGAAAAAGACGGTGTAGTTGCAGAAAATGAACAGCTAAACAAGATGAAAGTATCAGATGTTGAAGGTGATACTAATGTTGCTGGTGTGTTTGTAAACTGGACTAAAGACGAATATTACCACTCTGATGATATGAATATTGCTATGACAGGCGATATGATTATTCGTATTGCTGATGGCGTTGTAGTACAGAAAGGTGACTTGCTCGTGTCGGCTGGTGACGGTACTGCTAAACCACAAGGCGATGATATTGTTCGCTCTAAAACAATCGCTAAAGTAACATCAACTAACATAACTTGCACTTATGCAGATGGTTCATACTGCGTACCTTGTGTATTGATGGCTTGCTAATTATGACAGACATTGACCCAATCGAGTACGGTAAGCTAGTTAATTCCGTAGAGAACTTAGAGCGTAAAGTAGATGCTATGGACAACGACATTAAGAAATTAGTGGCTATGGCAGAGCGCAGTAAAGGTTCGCTTTGGGCATTGATGGGTGTTGCCTCAGTTGCTGGCGCGTTCATCAGTTATATGACTGAATTGTTTTTTAAAAAGTAAACTATGAGACCACATTCCGTAGGTAAGAACTTAACAGCGAATACGCTGACTACGTTATTTACTGTGCCAACTAGGAACATGGCTATTACGCATGATATTTTAATGACTAATAGAGGTGCTGGTAATAAACATATTTCTATCTATTGGTATGACAAAAGCACAGACACTAGCATTGAAGTAGTCCACGAAAGAACTATATCTGCAAAGACTTCCGCTGTTATTGATAGTACTTTTTCTTTTGTAATGGATGAAGACGATGAACTTCGTGCTATCTCTGAAACAGGTTCAACCATGACAGTTGTGGCATCGTTTGATTTAGATGCTAGGTCAACTGTACAAAATTACGCATAAGGACTAAGATGCCACTCAAATCAGGTACATCACAGAAGACTATCTCTACTAACATCCGTAAAGAGATGAAGGCTGGTAAGCCACAGAAACAGGCTATCGCAATCGCTTTATCCAAAGCTGGACAATCTAAACCTCAACCAAAGAAAAGGAAGTAATTATGCCAATGGTCAAAGACAAGAAGTTCCCTTACACCGCTAAGGGTAAGAAAGACGCTAAGTCGTATGCAATGAAGACGGGAGCGAAAGTAACTACTCCTAAAGCTAAACCAGCTAAGAAGATGGGTTCGATGCGTGGCTACTAAACCCGGATTGTACGCTAACATCGCAGCCAAGAGAAACCGTATCAAGGCTGGCTCAGGTGAGAAAATGCGGAAGGTTGGCGCTAAAGGCGCTCCTTCTGCTAAAGACTTTAAGGATGCTGCTAAGACAGCAAAGAAGAAATAATGCCTAAAAAAGCGTTTCAGAACCCAGAAGGTGGTCTTAACCAGAAAGGTCGAGACTACTATAACAAGACGACAGGCTCTAAGTTAAAGCCGCCAGTGTCTGCTAAGGAGGCTGCAAAGTCGCCTAAAGCGGCTGGACGGCGTAAGAGCTTCTGCGCTCGGATGGGCGGTGTTGCTGGTCCAATGAAGGACGAAAAGGGTAGACCAACCCGTAAAGCATTGGCATTAAAAAAGTGGGATTGCGGTTCAAAATAAGTAGAAATCGCTTGCAATTTTTGTAAAAGTATGATACACTAGGACTATATGGCATCTAAAAACTACCTAGAATTAACGAACGATGTGTTACTCCGACTGCGTGAGCCAGAGGCTTCCTCAGTGTCGGATAACGCCTATGTCAAACTGATTTCTAAATACATAAACGATTCTAAGCGTCAGGTGGAAGATGCTTACAACTGGAACGCATTGTCAGAGACTTTATCTGCTGTGACTGGCGCTGATGTCTTTAACTATGTCTTAACAGGTACAGGTCAACGCTTTCGTGTTATTGATGTCCTAAACGACACCAGCAATTTCGTAATGCGGAACGCTTCTACTCGTTTTATGAACGACCAATTCTTAATCGCTAGTCCAGCTAAGGGTTCTCCTTACTATTATAACTTTAACGGCACGAACACCGACGGCGACACTCAGGTCGATTTATACCCTATCCCTAACGGTGTGTACAACATTCGTTTTAACGTCATTCGCCCACAGGTTGAGTTAGTAACCAACTCAGACAAACTATTAGTTCCACACGAGCCTGTCATCCTTGGTGCATTGGCTAGGGCGCAAGCGGAACGTGGTGAAGACGGTGGCGTACAGTCTGCTGAGACTTATGCACTCTTTAAACAAAGTCTTGCCGATGCGATTGGTTTAGAGTCTGCAAGGTACTGTGAAGAAGAAGCGTGGTATCCAATCTAATGGCTGGACAACTGCAAACATCCTCGATTGCAGCACCGGGATTTTACGGTCTCAATCTTCAAGAGTCGAGCATTACGCTGTCGTCTGGCTTTGCATTAAAAGCACAGAACTGCGTAATTGACCGTTATGGTCGTATTGGTGCAAGACGGGGCTGGACTCCACAGAACGCTGTCAATGCAGACTTAGGCTCTAACCCGATTGAATCAATGATGGAGGTAGTCGATGGCGGAAGCAATACTATTATATCAGCAGGCAATAACAAGTTATTCACTGGTCGTGCAACACTTACACAACGTCTTGTCCGAAATGCAGACAATTCAGGAAACGCTACTTACACGATAACCGGCAATAACTGGCAGATGGCAGCAATGCCATACGGCGATGTTAACGACTTTCAGCCTCATGCCTATTTAGCTCAGGCTGCTCATCCGATGCTAGTGTGGCACGAACTTCCTGTTTCTGGTGGAGACCCTCACGACCACGATAGCGGTACGTTTGGCTTTCAGCAGATTGGTGATGTTGGTACATTACCAGCGAATCACAACACTGCCTCGTTTAAACCTAACGCAGTGTTCTCTGGCTTTGGTCGTATCTGGGTTGGTAACATTGTTGGCGATACCCAGACTGTCTATTTCAGCGACTTACTGCGTGGTTCTGACTTTACTACTGGCTCTGCAGGTTATTTAAACCTACAAGAAGTGTTCCCTAACGGGGACAATATCGTCGCTATCGCTGGACACAATGGATTCTTAGTTATCTTTGGTCGTAACAACACCGCTATCTACGCTAATCCGATTGATACAGGTAGTTTAGTATTACAAGATGTTATCTATAACGTAGGTTGTATTGCTCGTGATTCAGTACAGAACATTGGCACAGATATTCTGTTCTTGTCTGATGCAGGTGTTCGTAGCCTTGCTCGTGTGATTCAAGAGAAGTCATTACCAATGAACGACATCTCTAAGAATGTTCGTGATGACTTGATGTCTAATATAGCTTCCGAGGCAGATTTAGGCAAGATTAAAAGTATTTACCACGACAGAGATGCTATCTATCTTTTGTCTTTACCTACAAGTCGGTTTGTATATTGCTTTGATACTCGCTCACGTCTACAAGACGGTTCAGCTAGAGTAACAATTTGGGATAGTTTACAGCCTAAATCATTTTGCATTACTCAGGCTAAAGAGTTGTTAATTGGACAACCATCCTACATTGGTAAGTATTTTGGACATTCTGATAACGGCGTAACGTATCGTTTACAGTATTACACCAACTACTTTGACTTTGATGCGGCTACTAAACTGAAGATTCTCAAGAAGATTGGTTGGGTGTTGATTGGCGGTACAAACCAGTCTGTAGCGGTAAAGTGGGGTTTTGATTATACAGAAGGCTATGAAGCTACTACCTACACTTTAGATACTGCACAAGTGTATGAATATGGCATAGGTGAGTATAACATCGCTGAATACAGTTCAGGCATTGTTCTTGATAGGTTCTCCGTCAATGCGGGCGGTCAAGGCACTATCATGCAGCTTGGTTTAGAAGCAGACATTAACGGCAACCCTTTGTCAATTCAGAAGATTGACGTAGCGGTAAAAGCTGGAAAAACATTAGTTTAAGGATAAGACATGGCAAATTATGTAAAAGCAACAAACTTCACCGCTAAGGATAGCCTTCCTACAGGCAACTCAGGAAAGATTGTTAAAGGTGCAGAAATTGATACGGAGTTATCTGCGATTGCTAATGCGGTTGCATCAAAAGCAGATATTAATAGCCCAAATCTGACTGGAACACCTACTTCCCCAACAGCAACTTCTGGTTCTAATACTACTCAAATAGCAAATACTGCGTTTGTGAAGGCAGCAGTAGATACAGCAACCGCTGGTCTCGGTACTATGTCTACCCAAAATGCAAACGCTGTTGCAATTACCGGCGGCACTATCGCAGGCATTACTGACTTAGCTGTTGCTGATGGAGGAACAGGTCGTTCTACTTTGGCTGCTAATGCTGTGTTAGTTGGGAACGGTACATCAGGTATTAACTCAGTAGCTCCCAGCACTTCTGGAAACGTACTTACGTCTAATGGAACATCTTGGACTTCATCATCATCTTCTGTATTCGGTAGTGGTCAAGAGTGGCAAAGTGTTACTCGTACTGCAGGCACAACTTATACAAACAGCACTGGAAAAGTAATTGGTGTGTTTGTTGAAGGGTCGACCAATACTGGTGCTGACAACGGAGGATACGCTGCTATCACTGTCAATGGAGTCCTTTTAAGAGGTACTTGGGGGTATACAGGAAGTGTTCCAGCGTCAATGTTTGCTATTGTTGCTCCCGGTTCGACCTATAAATATGAAACATTTTTTTTAAATACTGTTGTTTTTCGTGAATTTAGGTAGGATATAAAATGAAATATTATAAATCTTCAAACAATGAAACTTATGCTTATGAACTTGATGGTTCGCAAGACCATCTAATTGGTGACAAAACACCAATCACAGAAGCTGAGGCTACTGAATTAAATAAACAAAAACAAGATGCAGCTTTTAATGCGTTGACTTACGGTCAGAAAAGAGCATTAGCGTATCCTTCTATCAACGATTATGTTGATGGTGTAGTAAAGGGAGACCAAGTACAAATTGACAAATACATCGCTGATTGTTTAGCTGTCAAGGCAATGTATCCTAAACAGTAAGACGATTAAAGTATATTTATAAAGAGATACTAAATGAAGAATATTAAACAAACAGCAGAGAAGTTACAACAGTATGGTCGAAATGGCGACACTATGTTGGCGCATATCACCCCTGAAGAAGCACAGCTTCTAAAGAGTGTTGGAGGCTCTGGTACTATCAACCCTAAGACTGGACTTCCTGAGTTCTTTATTGACAAGATAGTAAGTCCCGCCCTCAGTTTAGTTGGTGGTTTAATATCTGGTGGAAAAGCTGCTGATGCGTCGAAAGGACAAGCAGAAGCATTAAGAGCTGCTGCCGAACGTGCCTCAGCAATGGCGCTGTTCAAGCCAATGGGGATGACTACAGCCTTTGGCTCGTCACAGTTTACTCCTGAAGGGCAAGGCAGGTATACACTGTCACCAGAGCTACAGGCGATTCAACAGCGCCTCTTTGGTGCTGCTGGCGGGTATGACCCAACACAAATCGGAGCGATGGCACAGCCGTTAACTGGTGGCGCTCAGTCACTGTTTAATCTTGGTCAACAGTATCTTGCTACTTCTCCTGAACAGGCTGCACAGCAATATATGACGCAGCAACAAGGGTTGTTAGCTCCCGGACGTGCTGCTGAAGAAGCAAGACTGGCTACTGCTAATTATGGTCGTGGTACAGGCGGTCTAGGTGTGCAGACTGGCACAGGCTCTGCTCCTGCCAATCCGTTAGCACAGGCACTCTTTAATGCACGGGCGCAACAAGACGCAGAGTTAGCCGCACAGGCAGATGTATATGGTCAAAAACGTGCTGTATTCGGTGCTGGTCTATTTGGCACAGGCGGAGATTTGCTTGGACAAGTTCCAAGACTCACAACTGCTGGGTACGGTCCTTTAGAAGCTCAGTTAGGATTATTGCGGACAACTGAACAACTCGGACAACAGCCATTTATGTTGTCTCAAGACTTGGCAGGTCGGTATGCAAATGCAGGAGCGCAAGCAGGTCGTTTGTATTTAGACCCACAGCAAGCCGCAGCAACAGCATACAGTCAATATCAAGGCTACAGTCCAATGGGTTCTGCCCTAAGCGCTATCGGCGGTGGCATGGGTGGAATGAGCGGCGGCGGCGGGGGTGCAAGTAGCTGGTTTAGTGGTTTGTTTAACCAAGGTCCAGAATTGTTGGCAGGATAAGGAAAAATCATGGCAGAAATCGTAAGCGGTTTATTCGGAGTATCTCCTGAGCAGTTAATGCGTCAGCGTCAAACTACAGACGCTTCTAATGCGTTTAGGTTTGCACAGCTCAGTCCAATGGAAAGAGCGCAATACTCTATCTATCAGGGCGGAGCTGGTGTTGGTCGTGCTGTAGGTGGTTTACTTGGTGGAGACGCTGAATTAGAGAAAATCTCGCAGATTAAACAACTGTCTTCACAGTTTGATTTGTCTACAGCCCAAGGTGCTAGAGACTTTGCTCGTGCATTACAGCCGTTTGCACCAGCAGAAGCCATGCAAGCAGTGCGTGAAGCAGACCGTATAGAAGCTGCTGGTTTAGGTCGTCAAAAGACTGCAGCAGAGACTATCTTAGCTGAGGCTCGGACACAACAAGCAGAAGCAGGAAGACTTATTCAGGTTGACTTAGGTGATAGGATTCAGTTAGTAAATGCTTTAACACAAGAAGTTGTACGTGAAGTACCAAAAGGACTGACTCCTGCTCAGGCTGCTAAACAAGCTACCGCAGGTGCTGCAGGTGCGGCTGGGATTGACATTGGTAAATTAACTCCAGCACAGAAAGCAGTTGATACTAAGTTCAGCAAAGAGTACACTGACTTTGTGTCCGCTGGTGGTAGCACAACAATCACTAAGAATTTACAAATGCTTGATGATGCTATTAAGATTATTGAGACAGAGCCTGAAGGCGCTACGTCAGGTAAGATTGTCGGTTTGTCTGACAAGACAGGTACAATTTCCTATACACACCCTAAAGCAGCAGAAGCCAAAGACTTAATCGGCGGTGTGGCACAGTCTAACTTACGAGCCGTTCTCGGTGGTCAGTTTGCTGCTCGAGAAGGTGAACAGTTACTTGCTCGTGCTTATAACACAGCCCAGCCTAAGAGAGACAACTTAAACCGTTTAAAAGCACTGCGTAAGCAGATTCAAGATGCTGCAGATGCTAAAATTAACGCATCGCAGTATTACGAAGAAAACGGCACGCTTAAAGGGTTTAAAGGTAACTACTCCGTTACTCCCAGTGCTACAGCACCAGACAACAACGACCCTCTAGGCTTAAGGAAGAAATAATGGCTACATTAGCGGATATTCGTAAGCAATACCCACAATATGCAGATATTTCTGACGAGCAATTAGCTAAGGGCTTTCACGAGAAGTTCTATAGCGATATTCCATTTACTGAGTTCTCTTCTCAGATTGGTTTTAAACCTGTTATTGCTGCAACACAAACAGTTCCTGATGTCCGTAGCGAAGTCATGGCTGAGACAGGCGGAGGCGCTGCTGTTGGTATGCCTCGTCGTGGTCGTGCTGCTGTTGTACAACCAACTACTCCACTAGAAGCCACCGCTACAGGTGTGTTTAAGGGCGCTGTAGTGAACCCAGTTCTAGCTGCTACACAGGTGTTAGGTGGCGAAAGAGGGCGGCAGATTGCAGAAGATGTGCAACAACAATACGCACAGACCCGGCAAGAAGCAGGAATGTCAGGATTTGATGTACCGCAACTGATTGGCGCTGTTGCAAGTCCTGTTAATCGTTTGATACCCGGTAAAGGTTATGTCGGCGGCGCTATTGGCGCATCTACTCAGCCGTTAGAAGGTAAGTATGAAAGCACGTTTGACTTATTAGCAGACAAAGCAAAGCAAGTTGCTGGCGGAGCTATTCTTGGTAAAGTTACTGACAACTTAATTGGTGCGTTAACTCCTAGATTAAAAGAAGGCGCTCGTGAGCTAATGGACCAAGGTGTTCCTGTATCTCCCGGACAAGCCTACGAAGGCGCACCGGGTTGGCTCTTTAGACAGATTGAAAGTTTTGGTTTAGGTCCAAAAGCGGATAAGATTAACAAAGCCTTCAACGGCGTTGTTGCTGATGATGTGTTGTCTACTTTGGGTCAAAAAGTACCTGCAACTGTTAAACCCGGACAACAAGCAGTTGCTTATACACAGAGTCAAATCAGTAAATATTATGATGATGCTTTGTCTTCTATCGGTAAAAACCCTTTAGACACAGAATATAAACAAGGTATTAACACAGCGATGAAAGACGCTGTAGACACTCTTGCAAATCCTCAAGAACGTGAGTTTGTCCGTAAAAAATTAATGAACAGTTTAAATGTTAACCTTGGAAACAAGATTGACAAGAACGGCGAAATATCTGGTGAAGGTATTAAAAAAGTTCAAGAATGGTTAAAGAGTGAAGTTTCTAAACTAGATGGTAAAACAGGCGCAGTGCCTGAAGCATTAAAATCAGGATATGGAGATGTGTTAGCAAACCTTAATCAATTCATTAGTCGAGTTGATAAAGATGGTCTTATTGCTAATGCAGACGCTGCTTGGGCTAAGTTGTATAGCTTTGCTGATGCGTCTAAACGTGCAACACCTAAAGGCGGTATCTTTAACCCTGAACAGTTATCACAAGCTGCTGCTGCACAAGCACAGACAATTCTCAGTGCTGGCGGTGGTAAAGGTGCTTTGAACGAAACTGCACAACGAGCCTTAAATGTGCTTGGTAAACAAGACCCTGTCGGTATGCTCAAAGGTGTAATGATAGCCTCTAAAGCGACTACAGGTGTTGCCACAGCCTTGATTATTCCACAAGTCGCTATTCCTATATTAGTTGCCTCTGGACTGACATACGGCGCTGCTAAACAACTGATGAAATCACCCAGTGCAGCTCGTTCAGCGGTAAAAAAAGCACTAGAAAACAATACAGGTATGTTTGGTGCTGCTGGAGCAGACTTGTACAATCAAATGCTTCGTGAAGACGGAGAAGCTAAATAATGGACCCAATAACACTCCTAGCAGCGTTTGCACCTTTAGCGGTAGACTTAGGTAAGTCGTTAATTGCCAAGTTTGTCGCTCCTGAGAACTTCAAACCAGCCACGATTGAGCAGTACACTCAAGTTAAGCAAATAGACTTAGATATGTTCAAGGCTTTAAACGAAGCTGGTGGCTCTAATCCGTCTTACTTGTGGGTAGAGGCGATTGTACGTCTTCAGCGTCCGCTAGTGGTCGCTGTAGCCCTTGGAGCATGGGCTTGGACACACATTGCAGGAGTCCCTAGCACCGAAGTAGATAACTTTGCAGCTATCGTAGGGTTCTACCTGTTTGGTGATAGGACAATGTTCTACGCTAAGAATGGTAGAGCTAAGTGAAATTAACTGAGAACTTCTCCTTACAGGAAATGACTGTATCGGAGATTGGTCAGCGTAAAGGGTTAGATAACACCCCTAACGCTACCGAGATAGCCAATCTAGTGCGTACTGCAGGACTCTTAGAGCAAGTTAGAAAGCTAATCAACAAGCCGATTATCGTCAACTCTGCCTTTCGCTCTAAAGCAGTGAACGATGCTGTAGGCTCACGAGATACTAGCCAACACCGTATCGGTTGTGCAGCAGATATTAGAGTCCCCGGCATGACCCCTAGAGAGGTCGTAGAGGCTTGCATTGCAGCCAACATAGGGTATGACCAAATCATTGAAGAATTTGGCTCATGGACTCATATAAGCGTTCCTGATAGCCCTGCTAGACCACCTCGTAGACAAGCACTTACAATCGACCGTCAAGGCACTCGCCCATTCAAGTAAATTGTGTAGTATATTACACATAAATTGTATCATATTTTATACATTAACCCCAATAATGTACACAATGAGATACATTTTGCACAGTAACATATTGTAGGATAAAGTGCAGAATAAACGTTAAAAATGACAATTTTGTGCAAAATGTGAAAGAAAAGTAACATTTGTGTGTGAAATGTAACAAAATGTGTTGTTTAAGTAACATCTTTCCCTATCGGTAAAGTTTCTCTGTTTCTGCACAAATACTAAGCATAATAACCCGTTCGGGACATAAAAAAAGAGGTGTCCGAAGACACCCCCAATAAGTTACAACATACAAGGAATTAGATAGAGCAGCCGCCTGCGGCAGTGCAAGATAACATCTGAGCGCCTTCGACATTATCGTCATACTCTTTGAAGTTCTCCCAATCCACAGTATCAGGAACTAACGACTTTAACTTGTTGTAAGTTTCTTCGTCACATTCCTCGTAAGGTGCTTGCTTGTAAGTTCCACCGTCCATCGGTAGGAACGACACACCTGTAACCTCATCGAAGTGTTTAAATGTCCATGCTCCGACATCCATCCACTCTTTCTCTAAGACAGAGATAGTGACAGACGGCTTGTGTTCACAGTAGTGACGTTGAAAGATTAACCACAAGCGCAGATGCTCAATAGCAGTCAAGTCTTCACGCAGTAACGCACCATCCGCCACAGCAACAGGGAAGCTAAATACTGTTGTTGACTCAGGCTTCATCACGCAAGGCTCTGCAACAAATCCTGCTTGAATCATGAATTGGGTGAGCGGGTCTTTATTGTCAGCACGAACACGTCTAATATAATACTTACTATGCTGAGGATGAATACCGCTTGCAGTAGAGCAGAGTTGAGAAACAGTTCCTTCAGGCTTAACGGCAGTGACAGCAACAGAACGGTTAATACCAATACTATCAGCGAATTCAGCGTTTGTAGCAACAGCAAGGTCACGGAGAGCCTCCAATCGAGCAGGTAATGATTCATCATCAGGGTTATTGAGTAAAGTATTGTCGCAGATACCAGTCATTGACACACCTAAGAGTGCTTCTTCCTCGGTGTTCTTTTGCCAAATCTTACGCAAGTATGGGAAGTCGGTAAGACTAGCCTGAAAAGTACCCAAAATGGTAGCAAGACGAATCTTACGACTAATATCATCAATACTATCAGTGCTGCGAATGATGCAGCTAGAGAGGTTACAGAACTGGTAAGGGCGCAGAATAATCTCACTGCAGGGGTTTGTACCAAACGCATACGACGCATCCCTACGACCATTCTTCGCAGCTTGCTGTTGACTTGCTTCACGATTGAAGATACCACGCTCTCCACTGTGTGATTCATAGATTGAACTCCATTCACGCATAAATTGACCAATAGATGGAGTCTCAACATAGGTAGCAGAGTTGTTTGCTAACGCACGTTGTCCTTGACCATCCCACCAGTTACCTGCCTTAGCGTGAGCCATCTTGTCGTCTGTTAAATCAGACAGGCTAATCATTGCCGACCGTCGGACTCCGCCCACAACAACAACTTCCCCGATTTTGCAGAGAATATCATGGCATTCAAGGGAACTGAGACGGCGACCAACTGCCCCTTTGAACTTGGCGACACAGAATCGATAAAGTTCTTCCAAAGGTCCGGGTCCAGAAGCTCGTCCACCGAAGGTCTTGAGTCTTGCTCCGGCAGGTCGAACTCGAGATACGTCAAATTTTGGAATCTCGCCAGCATACAAAAGAGCGATGAGTTGGCGAAGTGATTTTGCCCATCCTTCTTTAGAATCCGACACAACAATAGAACTTTTACTATCAAACAACTGAGTCGGAACTTCAGGTAACTTAGAAACATATTGTTGCTCCACAGAGAAACCGACACCAGTGCCACAGAGAAGGATGTACATTGCTTCGTCAAAGGCTTTGGGGTCGTCGATTGGTAAATAAGAACAGTTAAATGCTGCGACATTCTGACGCTCTAGCGCAGGTCCTGCTGTCATTACTGCACGCATAGATGGTACAACATCCAATGCGGTTACTGCTGTTTGTAATTCGTTACGCAACTCTTTCGTGAGTGTGTAGTTCTGTTTCGTTTGTAGGTGCTTTTCCATAAAGTCAAAGTACCGTGCTACTGTCTCATCCCAATGCTCACGACGACCTTTATCGTCCAAGTAACGGCTATAACGACTCTTGGCGATGAATGTGTTGTACGGGGTCATGTTGTATGCTGCCATGTTATTTAACTTCCTTTTCTAGTTTATCGGCGTTTTCTTCTATTTTATCTGCAAAGGCAGATACTATGTCTTCACTGCTAATGTTGAGTAGTTCTAGCAAGGTTACTTCATCAAGTGCGGTTAACCTTTCTTTGATTTCGTGTAAAAGCAGCGGCATAGTTTCTCTCTATTTGTAATACTTATTGTTTACTTCGTCGTAATTCTCTATCAAAAAATCTAAATAATGCTGAATCTTCTCTAGGTCTTCCTTTCCGTTCTTGTAAGGGAAGCGGAGTATGTATTTTACCACATTATGTGACCAAGGGTCTAGTCCCCAATCAAGGGCGATAGTCCAAGGCTGCACACCTTTCTTGTAGTGTGTACCACCTATTTGACGCTCTAACGTATCAACTTTCTTGTCGTCAAAATTCTTAATTAAGTCAGCTAGGGTTTCTTCACGAATGTAGCCAAACGGTGTCGGCATTGCTACTGGGTTGGTCATACGATTCCTTTCACTTCTACACGACCACGAGTTGATTTAGTTCCTTGACTCCATGTACCACAATCACGGCACTGGTAGCGTTGGTATGCACCAGTGGTGGACATTGCTACACCACGTTTCTGTAAGTGCGTAGACGAGCAGTTAGGACATACAGCGCCTTCGGAGAACATATTGTGGTTTGGGTGGTTCTTAATCCAAGGACGGAGTGTGTCATATAAAGACTCTAGCAACACCACGTCTTGAATGTTGTACGACTCCATTCGCTTCCACGCATCTTTGTCACCCTTCATGCACTTTGTCCAGAGTTCCATTCCTTCATGTTCTTGCTTCTTACCTAAGCCAAGCCGCTGTGCTACGAAGTCCAGCTTGTTACTAGGAAACCTAAAGTTGCTGCGAACAACACGAAGTAAATCAATCTGTTTATAGGGACTAGGAGGACTAAAACTGTTGAGGATAAATTCTTTATTGATAGTAGGCATATCAAACTTATTACCATTATAGTGAACCACAGCGTCTGCATCGGAGAGAAGTCCATGAAGTCCTTTTAACATCTTCTTGGTTTTGGAGTTATGAACAGAATCAAATATAACATTCTCATCGCCATGCCACTTTGCAGCATAGCAGAGCATATTCGATGAATCAATGATGTGGTTAGGTGAGATGTTTTGGTCCCACAATCCCCACACCAATGCTGTCATAGGCGCAGTTTCAATATCAAGAAGAAGAATCTTCATTCTTCGTTATCCCAGTCAGTAAACAAGTCGCTACGCTCACGATTCTTGAGAACCAGTTGGTATTCCTCAGTGGTGATGTGGTTTACACCGCCATCTTGGTTGGTGATTTCAGGAAAGTCTGTTAAAAACACAAGTCTCTCTTTGACAGGATAACCGTATTGCAGTGTCAAGAAGTCAGCAAACTTGCTAACTAAGTTAACCCACGACACATCGTAATAAAAATCACCATCGTAACTTTGTACCCCATCCGGGTCTGTCAATTCAACCTTCAGGTTAATTTCTTTGTCGTTATTCATCATCGTCTTCATCTCCATTGTTAGCCATCAAATCAAATAAAAGTTCTGCGTCAATTACAGCGAGCGGTTTAGAATTGTTCTGCTTGATAATAACAATCGGTTCACCATCGCCGTGCTTCTTGCACTGCTCATAATAGTTGTACACCGCAATCTTGGCTAAAGACTTACATTCAAACGTAGCTGGTAGTTCCTCTTTAGCGTATTGCGACATCACGACATCTTCGCCGTGGCTACCCATTGGACAACTGCGTAAGTCCTTGTCCGTTAACTGTGGATACCTCTCCAGTAACTGCTTTACTGTCCACTGCTGCAAAAGTCGCCCTTTCTGTTTCGCCGAACTAGTTTTCATTGTTCCATCTTTCAATATATGCTATTGCGTTTCTAATAATTTCAGGGTCGTCTTTAAACTTACCTATTGCTGTATTGCATCGAGTACATAATAATCCACGTACTTGACCTGTTGCGTGATTGTGGTCAACATGAAGTCTTTTACCACTAGCGTCTTCTTCTAATACACCACATATTTTACAACAACCTTGCTGCTCCTCTAACATTTGTAAATAGATTTCATGATTTATTCCATAATTTCTGTTTAAATCATAATCTCTGCGTTTATCTTTATCAACTGTTGTCCTAGCTGTAGTAGCAACACACGCTTTACACACATAGTTTTTTCTTAGGCTGTGACTATAAAAGTGTTGGTTGTCTTCAGTAAGAGGCACATCACAGCGACTGCACTTCGTCTTGCACGTCAGGCAAATCCGACTGTCGTTGCTTGGCTCGAACTGGTTTTGACACCTTCGACACTTTCTTGTTTTCAACTTTAATTTCCTTTATCTTGGTTAGCATCTTCTTAGGGATGGTAATACTGTTGTTACACATTCCAGCAGTAATGGTCCCTGCTAACTCAATTTGTTCATCGTCTTCAAACACCACAAAACCTACTGTCTTACACTTTAAATCTTCCCGCTTTGCTTCGTGCCACTCACCTTGTGCTAAGGCATCTAGCCACTCAACTAAGACGAGCTTGGTGGAGTCCAAGTCTGATTTAGACTTCTTTGCAGCCACAGAAGTTGTGCGTTCTCCAACACCCGCTGCTGGTCGCCCTCGTAGGCTTTGAGGACTGCTTGATATAATTCGTTTTCGTTTGTACATTCTTCAAGAATCCTTTTAGCTTTAACAGGACCGATACCCTTCAGTCCAATGATGTTGTCAATTCTGTCACCGGTTAGAATCTGAGTGTAGAAAGCAGTTAAGCCTTCAAACTCAGAGACATAATACTTTTCTTTCTTGCGGTAGTTGTAATGCCACCCTCTGAACTGATTGAGGTCTTTGTCAATGTGAACCATGATGGATTCATCTTCAGAGACCGCATACGCAGCGATACCAACTGCATCGTCTGCTTCGATACCCTGCACTACTTCAAAGCCCCAAGAGTTCACTAGGTGGTCTCTCAACGCCTGTAAATGTACTGGCTTTTCTGATATTCTCTGACCTTTGTACGGAGCTGTAACTGCTATCGAATCACGGAAGTTGCCTTTGCCCGTTAGGAAGCCCTTGTAATCTTCACAGTCCAAGTCCATACAAAGTTCAGTCATTGTTTCCTCAAGCCTTGCTATCGCAATGTATTCCTCAGCATCGTTGCTAGAGAAACCCACTGCGTAGCAGAGGCTATCAGCATCAATGAACGCTGTTATCACAGGATGTCGTCGTCCAAGTCAGCATCAGCACCTTCGGCACTGTACTTCACTAAGTCGGTAATGACAATCTTTGCCAGTGATGCACTCACGCCGTTCTTGTTCTTCCAAGTCCAGCTATAAGGCTTAATCAACGCCACAGCCCTAGAGCCGTTGCCTACGGTGTCCTTAATCTCATTGCCTTCTTTGTCGTAAGGCTGGATAGCGTAGTTTGACTTCACCGTCAAGAACCAACCCTTCTCAGGTTTGTCTTCACGCTTGCGTGGCTCAAGACCAATCGACTCCAATGCTTCCACAGCCTTGTCAGACAGGTTAGCCAAGTCACATTGGAACTTGCCACTCATGTCGTTAACACGGTCAAAGAAAGCCCACTGAATTTCTGCTTCGATTTTTACTGGTTTAATTTCCATTTTAAAACTCCTTATCTACTACGGTTTATGAATACTGCTACAACATTGTACCACACTACTGCAAGGTTTGGGTATAGGGATTAAGACTTTCTTCTAATGTCCCATCTTCTATATCCAGCACTGCATCCTTTAAAAGCTCGTATGTTTCCTTTAAATCAAAAGATGAACTTAGTGAATAAGTCCCATCTTTGTAAGCAGACACAGCCACCATCCCAAGTAAGTTCTCGTCTTTTTCTTCTATCATCAGTGTGTCTCTTTCCATGAGTTACCTACTTTGTATTCGCCGTCCAACGGACAGCGCATATTCAACATTATACCAGCTTCTTTGATTGCTTCTTTACCTAGAATACCAGCTTCTTCGGAACGCTGTTCTTCCACTTCAATCTGCCACTCATCATGCACATTAGCAACCATCTTAAAGTCTATCTTAGATTTACGCAACTTCTTGTGCAAAATAACAACAGCCTGTTTCATAACGATTGCACCAGCGCCTTGCAGTAATGTGTTAAGTGCCGAGTGCTCCGCACGAACGAGTAGCTTGCGTCCGTCAAGACCTTGTAGCCATCCTTCTTTAGCATAGAGACGAGCCACTTTCTCTCTGAGCCTTTTAAGTTTCGGTGTGTTTTGTAAAAAACTATCAATGAGTTTCTGTCCCTCTTTCGCACTACCTCCAACAATCGACCCGATTTTGGCACTTCCTGCGCCATAAAGGAAGGCATAGATAAACGTCTTAGCTTGATTCCTCGTTTGCAGCCCAGCAGCGGTTTGGTTCGCTGTGTGTATATCGCCTGATACAACCTCATTCGTATATTCATTGTCGTTCATATAGTGAGCCAGCATCCTTAACTCCAGTCCTGAAGCATCAATACCGACTAACTTATATCCTTTCTCCACTGTCCATAAATCCCTACACTCGTGTCCGTAAGGACTGCCGCTGTTAGGCACTTGCGCCATATTCGGACTCATGTGCGTCATCCGACCTGTGACAGCGCCGTTAGTGATGACACGACCATGAACCCTACCATCGCTACCTACTGCGTCTAGCCACGATGTAATCTGTGCTATTCGCTTCTGCAACATCATGTACTCTGCGAGGGCTTTGGCTTCCGGGTACTCAAGACTGGCAAGGACTTCCTCGTCGACGATGACGCTGCCTTTTTCGGTACGCTTTTTGGGTTTCCAACCCTTTTCTTGAAGTCTCTCTGCAATTTGCTGTCTGCTGCCGGGGTTGAACGGCGTGATGATGTCTTTGAGCGGCTTCCCACTTGTGCCATGTGTTCTGCCACTGATGACGACTGGCGGAAAGAGGGTTTCCATTTCAACTTGAATAATATCCAGCTTAGTCTTAAGTTCAGCCAAGAGAGATAAAGCTGATGCCTGATTGAGTTTAAAGCCGTTGCGCTCTTGCTCGGCGATAATGATTGCGACTTGGTGTTCGAGTTTGATGCTTTCTTTCGAGTAGTCATTTTCCATTTCCTTAGTTAAATGTTTGTACAGCTCTGCTGTTACTTTTGTATCTTGAATACAGTACCACAATAGCGCTGACATAACAGGCTCGTCAAACGCTAAATTACTCTTGTCAACTTTTTTACCATTTTCATCTTCACCAATTAAAGGCTTTCCAGTAAGCCAAGACCATATCTTTTTATAAGGTGCTTTGTAGTGTCCTAAACGATTACCCCAAGCCTCTAGCGAGTGTCCATCTTCTAGACTGGGATTGTATAACCTTGACAACACTAGCGTATCTACTAACTGCGACTTCTTTACCTGTATTCCCCAAACTTTCTTGAGTACAGGGAAATCAAAGAAGATGCCATTGTGGGTAACAATGCTATCACACCCTTTAATAAAGTCTTGCAGCATAGCTGGCTGCACAAACGTAGAGACAACATCCTTGTCAATATCCCGACACACTACGCACCAAATCTTATCGTGGGTGCTGTTGGTCTCGATGTCTAGGACTATACGCATACGTTAATCATTTTAACTAAACTTTGCAGATTAAGCAAATACAATCGTGAAGTATTGTCATCACCACCTCGAACCTGTCTCGGCATTGTTTTAGCAATGTAATTCCTGAGTATTTTAGTCGGGAATACTAAAGTCATCACAATGTCCTTATCAATAGCAAGGTTATGAAACCAGTACTCTGCTTCGGTGGTGGCGATGCCGCTAGGCTTACCACGGCTTTCAAACTCAATCGCTATGTTGCCGGTACATTTCCACATATCTCGCTCTGTCTTAACCTCTATCTTGCTGTGCTGCAGCATATCAGCAACCTTCTGCTCAAATACTTGTCCATACTTTAAGTCAATGTCAAATCTTTTGTCGTTGTTCATAAGCATAATTTTATCAAGCCTCCCAAGTACATTGCTACTGCAACACCTTCAACGGTGAATAAGGCATAGTCCTTCTGCTGCACTCCTGACCAAGCCCATAACCCGCTACCAATCAACCCAAACCAAAGGTTAAGTGGAAAGATGTTTAGGCTAGTCAAGCCAATGCCAATCAGACAGAGGATAGTCCCAGTCCATTTCATGGTTTTTTCATCATGTATTTATCTAAAAACTCTAAGATACCGTTACTGTGGTAGTGTTTCTCTGGTCTTCGTCCATAGTAATACATACCCCACTGACCAGTAGTGTAAAAATACTGATATTGTCTGTGATTTTCAGGATGATAAACTCGAAACATTTTAGCAGCGTCTTGAAACACAAAGGCTATTCCACGTTGATTTAAAACTTCAGCAACATACTCGGCACTTTCGTGAGTGTGTTTACGAAGTTTAACTGTTCCGTCTTTTTTCTTACCGGCGTAATACCACTCTACCTGTGGAACAGGTGTTTTAGATTGAATAACATCAGTCATGGCGTTCTCCATATTATTTCTTCTTCGTCACTTTCTTTTTAATTACAAGCGGTTCTTCTACTACTTCTACCGACATTGGTCGTGGTTCATCAAACATTGCAGCAAGCAAGTCCTGAATCTCAGGTTCAAGTAATGTGAAAGACTTGCCGTTGTTCATGTGGACATCACGGTCAATGATGTAGCTGACGTTCATTGTTTCAATGACGATGTTATTTATCTTTACGAGCATTGGTTTCAATCCTTTTCAGTTCGTGTTCAATCATCTTCTGTGCGTTGCTAAGTGCCTTAATCAGTTGCTGACAGTCTTCAACATGGTAATCCGCTACCACATCAGTGCCTAACACCTTGTAAGCCTCTAGCGTATCTCGAATGAGTTGCTTTAGTGTGGTGGTAAACTGCACTGGCTCATCGGCATCACCAAAGAAGAAGCCGTAGTCCACTGCCCCGTTCTCAGCAATCCATACAAAGCCATCTACTTTTACATTCTTACTCATGATTCATTCCTATGATAGGCATTGTTAGGGTTCTTCAACATGGATTTAATAAGTTCATCCATAGTAAAGAACCATTGAATAAACATTTGTCCACTAGGTTCATAGATAGTGAAACTCATTTACCCTCCGCAATAAACTTGTCCACAGCGACATCAATCTCATCGCCAATCATCCAGCGCCATTCAGACATATCACCATTACAGGCGATGACCGACGGTGCTACCAGTTTAGTATCCACATCCCATGACGCACTGCGTAACCAGCGATAACGTTCTGCATCAGCATAGATAGCCCGATTGTCTTGAATACGACCAAAGACATCCTTGTTCAGTGTGCGTAGCCGGTCAATCTCCAAGCACAGTGCATTGATGTAGTTACGGGTAACAGAGTATTCGTCTGTCTTGGCATACTGCCGTGCTTTTTCTACTAGGTCGTTATTCATAGTGTGTCCTTAATTTCTAACATTCGTCCAGTTTTGCCATTATACAACAATGCACCACAATTACCAGTGTATCCGCTAAATCGGTTCTTGAGAACCCGCACAGATGTGGTATTGCGTTCAATCATATCTTGTGCTTGACCGTTACGCTCTAATCCAATGACAATGTCAGATAACTGTGCAATAGCGCCTGAGCCACGCAGTTGCGCCAGCGATGTTGCAGCACCTTCTTCGTGTCCTTTGCTTTCCGGGCGCTTTAGGTGACTGACGCAGATAAGACTGATTCCTGTTTCCTGCACCAGCATCCGTAGCTTAGTCATTATAGAGTCCAGTGCTTTACGTTCATCACCCACATCACCGCCACTAACGATAATGCTAAGGTGGTCAAGAAACACATAACCACAGCCAAGCCCTTTTGCCATGTAGCGCACTCGATTGACAATATTTTCCAAAGAAGTGCTACCAAAATGGTCAAACAGGTAAACACGGTCACTTCCCAAAGTTCTATCAAAAGCATCTTTCAGTTCCTCCGGTGATACTTCTACATCAGGTAAATGGATTGGTTTGTTTACTGCCAGCGACATGAGCGAACGAGCTGTCTTACGCACTCCTTCTTCAAGAAACATAAGTCCGATGTTGTCATTGGTTTTGTTAAGGATATGCCATACGATTTCCCGTAAAAATTGAGACTTACCGAGTCCGCTTCCCGCAGTGACCATGACAAGCTCACCTTTGCGGATACCGTATGTAAGTTTATTAAGTTCCTCGTACGGATAATCGCAATCAGCCTTTTCAATAGGCGCTGATACCATATCCCAGAGGGTGTTACCTTGAATAATTCCATCAGGTATATAAGACTCAGCGCCCCACCAAGCATCAATAAATTCCTTACCAGAATTATCTTTAAGATAGTCACACGCATCTTTGTATCCTTTCTTATGCTTCATTACCTTCACTTTGCCACCAAAGAGTTCAGCGACAGCCTGTGATGCTTTCTGTCCTGCTTCATCGGCATCGAATGACAGCACAATATTCTCGAATGAATCAATCCATTCATACTGTGCTTTACAGTCCTTTAGAGCAGCACTAGCACCATTGCGAATACTAACGCATGGATACTTACTACCTTGCATCTGATACGCCGCCATAGCGTCTAGTTCGCCTTCACAGATAGTCAAGTAGCGACCAGCCTTGGCAAAAAGTTGTTGTCCGAACAGCGTAGCGTTGTTAAAGTCACCCGCAATGCTGAACTGCTTGTTAGCCACATCCCTAGTCTTCACTGCCGCTAGTGTGCCATCAGCATCATAGAATGGGTAATAGTGCTTACCAGTCGATTGTTTAACCCCGTAGGTCAGGCAAGTAGTCGAAGTAATACCACGGTCAGAGATACTAGAATTAGTAGCAGAGTCATAAAATTGTATGTCCTTATTCATTGGTTTAACTGCCTTCATTGTTGTTGTTTCACCATTGCTGGCTGTGTAGGTTTCGCACTTAAAGCAATGGGTATGCCCATCGTCGTAGAGCGCATTGGCATTTGAACTGCCGCAATGCTCACACGGTAGGTGCTTAACGAATTTAGATTGAGTCATTAAAACTGTTCCCCATCACCTATTTCAATATCTTGCACTTCACCTTCTTTGTGTATATCTTCAATGCTCATGTTCTCAGCCATTACATAGCAATCAAAGCGACTATCACCGTAAGTAGTGACTTTGTATGTCACCGTAACTGTAAATGTCATGTCCACTTCTTTTGGTGCTGTTCTCATATCATTCTCCATTCACTAAAATAACCCCATGACGAACCCGCCAAGGGTATGCTGATTCTACATAAAAACATCTCGAAATACCATCTTTAACACTTAACCAGCCATGCCAATCGGAATGACCTTTTTGATAACTGCCGCATACGGTATGCTCTAGTTCCCATTTAGCGGCTTTGTAGCCCCCGTAAGCCGAGATAAGGGCTACCCCTAGCACCACTAAAACAAACAGCTCCCAAGGCGTTTTAAAGCCTCTGTAAAGCCATCTATCTTTGTTGGCTTCGGTAATGTCTTTATCCATAGCGATTTATCCATTTCAATATACTGCTCTGCTTCATCACGGGTATAAAACCGCCTTACTAACCCGCCCCATTCATCTCTTACTTCGTACCGAAGATTAGACATTAGTCACCTCGTACAGCATTGCATTTGCTTTGGCAGCAATCATCTCATCTAAGTCGTTGATAACAGCCGCATAGCCGTATTCATCGACCAAATCCGCCATATCCGACAAAATGTAGTGGTATCTTGCTTCGTCAATAGTAGTCATAAAAACCCTTTCAATTAAAGACAACTTACAGTAATCATTGACAATCCAAAAGTCAATGGTTTAAGACAAAAATAAAAGACTTGACACAATTTCAAAAACTTCGTATAATGCTTTAACAACATAGACTATCTTTAGATTGTTTCTCTATGTGATTAAAAACTATTAAAACCTTACAGCCCCGATACTATATAGGTCTACCTTAGCGCTCATTCCAATATTCATCAAGGTCTTCATCGCAATCGTCACCAGTAAAATCGTCTATATTGTCCAGCAATGATTCAAGATTACCCGTATCTGAATCGCTCAATAGGTCATTCCTGACCTGTACTGGGATATAGGCATCAACGGTACGCAAACAAGTCCCACACATCTCCAAAAAATCCCTAGTAATGGCATGGCGCATAGTTGATTCAAAATCATTTAATGCTGTGTTGCAACATTGGCATCTCATAGTCAATCCCTTAATAAATAGTGTTGTTTAACATCTCATAAAACAAGTCTGGGCATAGCTCTTTAAATTGTTCTAATTGTTCATCGGTCATAGTTAAACCATTAGTAAATTCACCATAACTATAATATGCATCACAATAGTCCGGATGGTCGGCATGGTCTATCCCATCAATCACTAAACTACTTAAATCCACTTTGTCTAAATCAAGCATTTTAAAGCCTTTCTAAGCCGTTTTACGGCATAAGTAATAGGTAGGTATTAACTTAAATCAAAGTCGGCTAAAACAGCCCTCTAAAGCCCTGCAATGTAGTCAAACAACCATAATAGGGATTGAGTATAGACTAAAAAGCCAGTAAGTACGAATAGGATAGTGTTTAGGTGCATATAATCACTTTCCCATCGCTACACACGCTACACACGGTCATAGTGCCGTCGGGCGCAATGATTGTAATTGGTTTACATCCTGCCATAGCATTGCCAGTAAGTAATACCATTACAGACAATATGGTTAATAGTGTTTTCATTCTGTTGTTTCCTTCATTGTTAGGTTTCTTAAATCCATCCATAAGTGATACAAGCCTTCCTCACTTAACAGCATAAGCCACGGAAAATCCGCCTGTGATGTTGGCAACATTGCTTTTATGTCTTCCGTTAAATATTGCCTATTCGTTTTCATTGTGTTATACCCTCGCTTGAATATTTTGCTTCTGTTTGAAATTCAACGCTATCAATTTGCCAGTCTAATTCAGGCAAATCCTTCCAGTCGTATTCCTCATCCCCCGTTGTGATTAAAGCGATAGCGTTCGATTCACTATCCGCTTCGATATATAATTCCTCATATAATGTACGTTTTGCAATCACTCGATATAATTTCATTGTGTAACCCCCTGATTCACTCGTTTATAGTACTTTTTGATAAGTTTATTTGATTCTTTAATTTCAGCGTGTAAAGCCGCTATACCGTCCCATCTATCATCATCCAAATAGGTTTCTATTGATTCAGTCATCCGACTAAGTAAATCTACGGTATAGGCTAATTCTAGCCAGTCTTGATTAGTTTTCATTTAAGCGCCTCCCCTAGTAAGTTAAAATGCTGCCTCATAAATTGAGTGGTTTTAGTATCGCTTAAACCCTTAGCAATATCGTCGCCTGATATATCCCTAATCCAACCATAGCCGTACCAGTCTCCGGCGCTGCTATGCGGGTTTATATTCAAGTCAATAGAGTTTTCGCCCCATGATACGGTTATTGCTTTATATCCTTGCTTTATGGCTGCCTTAACTGCCTTCAATACTGCCGCCTTGCTAGGCTTGTTTTTAGGAAAGTCGATATTCTTAATTTCGTATAGTGTACTCATTTTTGTAATTCCTTTTTAAGTTAGTGCTTCGGCGATAAGATAACCGAAGCCAATAGATAAGATACCAAATAAAACAATGTTTACCGCTACTGCAAAAATTTTAAACATAATTAAACCCTTTCAATATGACATGATTTAAAACCGTAGATAAAAGAAAATTTATCCGCATTTTTTGCCGCCGCTATATCATTGTCGGATAAGTACATATCCGCCTGTAATGTTTTTATTGCTTCGTCGAATGTCATAGTGTTTTTATAAGCGCAACCGTATACGTCGATAATTTTATACATAATTAAACCTCTAGATTAGATTGATAATTAAGCCATTGCTGCAATGCGGATTACTTTCGCCATTTTAACCCCGTGCGCTTTATAGGCGATGACTGCCACGTTTTTATCATAGCACGCGCGGCAGCCGCTGCATTTTCCTTCATTCTCATAAGCACGGCATACCGTGGCGTTATCCGGTAATTGTGCTTCACTGCTAAAAATTGTGGACGTAGTAGAGCCCTGCACGGTTTCGCCGGTAATGCTATCGCTAGAATAACGCACGGCGACGTTAGGCAGTGACTGCATTTTATGCAATATATTAGTAAACTTTTTAAACTTGTGCATTCTAGTCGGCAACCAGTGACTAACCCATGGCGTGGCAACCATCACGGCGTAAACTTTAGCCGCTAAGTCGGCGCTGTATAAGTCGCCGCTATCGAACCAGCGAAAATACCGGGAATTACCCAGTGCCGATACCATCTCACTAACCCATTCAGTGCGCTGCCAGTCATCCCGGTTTTCAAGGCGTGGCGCTTTCACGTTAGGATAATTGTAATTACCCGTTGTTGCATAGCAGCCCTTGCACGCCGGTACTAAGTCGCCATTTTTTGCAATGCTGCCCGGGCAAGTCTCAAGCGCCTGTAGTGACCATGAGAGAATGCCATCTAGTTTACTGGTTTTTGATAATCGTATCATTTTGTAATGCCTCCATTAGTTTAGGATACTGCTAGATAAGAATAATGCCCTAGTACATTCAGAAAATATACTAGGGCTTACCCCTAGATTATGCCGCTATCAATTCCTCCGATACTGCCTCCACTGCAGTGGCAGACAATGCCTTAATGTAATCCGCTGATTTTTGCGCTAATGCTGCTGCCTTAAATACTGCCTTATTGTCATTCTTAAGAATACGCAACCATGAAGCAATGTATCCGGCGTGGCGTAAGTCGCCGTCAATTTGATATTCAGCGCATAAAAATGCTGCCGACAATTCCGCTATCAATTCCTCGGCGGCGTAGGCTTCATTACCAAAACGTCCCGATAAGTCCCGGTCCAAACGGTTAGAAGCGCCGGACCAGTGCGCCATCTCATGTAATAAAGTCGCATAATATGCCGCTTCATTAGTAAAGTCGGTTTTATTTGGCATTTGGATAAAATCATTGCGTGGCGAATAAAACGCCTTATCGCCGCCGTGCTTAATTATAGCGCCGCTATCAGTCGCCAATGCCTCTAATGCTGCAATGCTGTTAAACGGTTTAACCGTTACTACCGGCGGCGTATAGCCATCGATTTGGTCGGCATTAAAAACGCTATACGATTTTAGGACGTAATGATAGCTTTTCTCTACGCCGTCGGCAGTGATTTTGCTGCCAGTCACCGGTGAATAAAAAATAATAGTAGTGCCCTTAGTGCCTTTTCGTACTTGTCCGCCTAATTCTAACCATTGTTTATACGTTGCCCACTGGTTGGATTTGAACCCGCCAGCGGCGGCGCTCATGGCGAGAATGAGAGTATTGATACCTTGATACGTTTTACCGCTTACGGCGTTATGGTTGGCGCTGCTGCTGCCATTCCATTGCTTAACCCAAGGCGTAGCGCCGGCTTCTAATTGCTTAATGATTTGGTCGGTTACTTGCTGATATATTAGTGCGCTCATTTTGTATTGTCCTTTAGTTTAGGATACTGCCGGTTTAATTGTGCTGCTAGGTTTAATTGTATAAGTATTTTTAGCATTGTGCCAAATATTTATATAGGGACTTTCCCGTAAGGGTTTACCCTAATAGCATAGTCGGTATAGGTTGGTATTCACTAACTAGGTAATCCGGTATAGGTGCATCATCGCAATACATACCCTGTTGCGTAGAAACAACACTATACAATATCATATAATATAGTCTATGTTGGTAAGCACTCACTAACATCGATACTGTTGTGTTAATACAACACTGTGGTATAGAAACAACGCTACAAAGTGACATAGGGGGGAGGGGGTGTTGTTGTTGTGTTAATGTTGCTGTAGGCGCTATAGCATACAAAAAGGTAAAATAGACTATATTGCACTGCAATGTAAGTCTCTGAAATAAAAGAAGAAAAGAACCAGTATTGACGGTATTGGAAAATGCTCACTCCGTAGGAGGTTAGCGGAGACCTGTATTGCTGTCATAGCCCCGCTCAGTCGCAGACGACATAGTAGACTCTGTAGCAAGGTCAATAAAATAATGCTTGACAATTCTCTGAAAATGTGCTATCATCGCCTTACAAGTTCAAAGCACACTATAACGGAATCAGGTCAGTCCCCTACGGGCGGAGTATTATAGCCCACGATGAAAAGGGGAATAAAAAGACGATAGTCATTCCCCTTATCGATAGCGAGAAACAATCTACCGATAGCGCTCTATAGTATTAGTAGGACTATTAAAAAATTTATGTCTCCCTTTAGGATAAAGACTTCATGTCGGAAATTGAAAAACAATTAGAATCTGCGCTACCGACAGGTGATGTCGTAAAGCATAAGCGCCCCAAGATTAAACGACGTGAAGTAGTAAATGGTAAACCAAAGTTAGGTCGTCCCACCAAGGCGGCTATCGCCAAGAAGAAGAATCCCGGCATACTGGGTAGACCTCCCGGCGATGCAGCAAGGATTGCAGAATTTAAAGCAAGGTTGTTGGCTACGGCTGGTGACAGTGTGATTACCAAGATTATTGAGACAGCACTTGCTGACGGTCATCCAGCACAGGGTGCGATGCTCAAGTTCTGTGGCGAGAGGCTTTTACCACTGTCTAGCTTTGAGGCTAAGAGTGGAGGCAGCGCACCACAGATTAGTATTAACATAACGGGCATCAACAGCCCCAGTATAGAAGCAACTGAAGTAATTGAGAACGATGTTACTGATGTAGTTATTAGGGATTTAGATGAGTGAGTTAAACTTCCAACTGCTAAAATGGCAGCAAGAAGTATTTAAAGACCCCACTCGTTTTAAGGTCATTGCTGCTGGTCGGCGCTGTGGTAAGTCCAGATTATCTGCGATAACCCTACTGATTGAAGGGCTTAATTGTCCTGAAGGCTCTAGCGTGATGTACGTTGCACCAACGCTGGGGCAAGCAAGAACGATTATGTGGGACTTGTTAATGGATTTAGGTAGACCTGTAATCAAGTCTGCTCACATTAACAACTTAGAGATTACCTTGGTGAACGGCAGGAAAATCCTCATTCGAGGCGCTGACAACCAAGACTCTTTGCGTGGTGTGTCCTTGTCGTATTTAGTAATGGACGAAGTAGCGTTTATTAAAGCAGAGATTTGGGAACGGGTATTACGAGCTGCGCTGTCGGATAAAAAGGGTAGAGCGATGTTTATTTCTACCCCTTCTGGACGTAATCACTTCTATGAGTGGTTTCAGCTAGGACAGTCAGGCTCAGACGAGGATTGGAAGTCGTGGCACTTTACCACCGCTGACAATGAAACGATTGACCCAAAAGAGATTGAGGCAGCAAAGCGAACACTGAGTTCCTTTGCGTTTAACCAAGAGTATTTGTCTTCCTTTAACAATGCTGGCTCTGGTTTGTTTAAAGAAGAATGGATTAAGTTCGGTGAAGAACCAAAAGAAGGTTCGTGGTACATCGCAGTAGACTGCGCTGGTTTTGATGAGATTGGTAAGAAGAATACCAATAAACGATTAGATAAAACCGCTATTGCGTGTGTAAAGGTAGATAATAATAATGTGTGGTTTGTGGATAAGATTGAAACAGGTCGCTGGTCAACTGAAGACACTGCGCTTAGAATACTTAAAAACATCCAAGAGTATCAGCCGCTGGCAGTAGGGATTGAGCGTGGTATCGCAAAGCAAGCGATTATGAGTCCACTGATGGACGCTATGCGAAGAATGAACTGTTACGCTCACATTGAAGAATTGACGCACGGCAACAAGAAAAAAGTAGATAGGGTAACTTGGGCTTTGCAAGGTAATTTAGAGCATGGCAGGATTGTCCTAAACGCTGAAGGTGATTTTGATTTGTTTGTTGATGAACTCCTAATGTTCCCCACACAGGGAGTACACGATGACACGGTGGATGCGTTAGCGTACATCGAGCAGTTAGTCCGCCCCAACTTCGATGTTGACGATGGTGGCGATGAGTGGGAAACTTTAGATGTAATTAGTGGTTACTAATAGGAAGAAAAATGGCTGAAATGAAAGACAACAACGAAGGTATGCAGTGGGAAGAACCTTCTGAGGCTGACAAAGAGTTAGCAGCGTTCGTTGTACAACACTGTGACCGCTGGCGTGATAGCCGTGACGAGAACTACTTAGAAGACTGGAAAGAATACGAGCGTATCTTCCGTGGTGTTTGGGCTTCTGAAGACCGTACTCGTGAGTCCGAGCGCAGTCGCTTAATCAGTCCCGCAACGCAGCAAGCAGTTGAGACTCGCCACGCTGAGATTATGGAAGCTATCTTTGGTAATGGAGAGTTCTTCGACATCAAAGACGACATCATGGACTACAACGGTAATCCGATGGATGTCCAAGCAATCCGTGCTTTACTCATGGAAGACTTAACTGCGAACAAGATTCGTAAGTCAGTAGACCAGATTGAACTGATGGCAGAGATTTATGGTACTGGTATCGGCGAGATTATGGTTAAGACCGAGACAGAGTATGTTCCGTCTACTCAGCCTATTCCCGGTAGCACGCAAGCTGCGTATGGAGTTACTGAGAAAGAATACTTCTGCGTTAAGATTAACCCAGTAAACCCTAAGAACTTCCTGATTGACCCTAACGCTACTTCGATTGAAGATGCAATGGGCTGTGCAGTGGAGAAGTTTGTCTCTATCCACAAAGTGGTAGAAGGTATGGAAAAGGGTATCTATCGCAAGGTAGACATCGGACCTGCTGGCAACGATGACGACTTAGAAGTAACCCAAGAAGTAATCCAGTATCAAGACGACAAGGTTAAACTCCTCACTTATTACGGATTAGTCCCAAGAGAGTACCTAGAACAGCTTGAGAACGACGGAATGGAAGTGGTTGACCTGTTCCCCGAGGACAGCACTGCAGACACCTACAGCGACCTCGTAGAGGCTATTGTGGTGATTGCCAATGATGGTCTTCTTCTAAAGGCAGAGCGTAACCCCTACATGATGAAAGACCGTCCTGTAGTCGCTTACCAAGACGATACCGTCCCTAACCGCTTCTGGGGTCGTGGCACAGTCGAAAAAGCATACAATATGCAAAAGGCGATTGATGCACAGCTTCGCAGCCACTTAGACAGCTTGGCATTGACCACTGCTCCGATGATTGCAATGGATGCTACTCGTCTGCCTCGTGGCGCTAAGTTTGAAGTTCGTCCCGGCAAAGCAATCCTCACCAATGGTAATCCTGCTGAGATTATGATGCCATTCAAGTTTGGACAAACAAGCCCTGAGTCTGCTGCTACCGCAAGAGACTTTGAGCGTATGCTCCTAATGGCAACCGGTACTTTAGATAGCCAAGGCATGGTTACACAAGCAACTCGTGATTCTAGTGGTGCTGGTATGTCGATGGCTGTGTCAGGCATTATCAAGAAGTACAAACGTACCCTGACTAACTTCCAAGAAGACTTCATGGTCCCGTTGATTAAGAAGGTTGCGTTCCGCTATATGCAATTTGACCCTGAGCGTTATCCTTCTGTAGACATGAAGTTCCTACCTACCGCTACATTGGGTATCATGGCTCGTGAATACGAACAGCAACAGCTTATCGGTCTATTACAGACTCTTGGACCTGATACTCCTGTATTGCCAATCATCCTCAAAGGCATCATTGCTAACTCCAGTCTGTCTAATCGTGCTGAGATGGAGCAAGCCTTGACACAGATGAGTCAGCCAAACCCTGAGCAACAACAGCAACAGCAGATGGCAGTGCAGATGCAGATGGAACAGGCTCAAGCAACGACCCAGTCGCTCCAAGCCCGTGCAATGCGTGACCAAGCCGAAGCTCAGAAGACCGTAGTTGAGACCCAATTACTGCCTGAAGAACTTAAAGCCAAGGTTATTAGTTCCCTTTCTACCAATATTGATGGTCAAAACCAAGACAATGAGTTTGAAAAGCGTGCAAGAATCGCTGATTTAATGCTCAAAGAAAAGGACATTGACAACAAAGGTAAGATTGTTGAACTACAGATGAAGAAATCCTCGCAAAAGTAAAGAAAACTATTGACTTTTTTCTCAACTTGTGTTATTATGTGAAAAATAAGTAAGTAAGTACTCACTTCTCCTCAAAGGACAAAGAAGAATGATAGATAAAAAACTACAAAGCTATTACGAAAACCGCTTTTCAATGATGGCTACTGAAGGGTGGCAAGATTTAATGGAAGATGCACAGACAATGTTCAATTCGTTGAACCATGTGCTATCAATCCAGAATGAATCGGATTTAATGGTAAAGAAGGGACAACTGGACTTGCTTCAGTGGCTTATTACCCTTAAACCTGCTTCAGAACAGGCTTACGAGTCTCTCATTAACGACTCTGCGGGAGCAGCTCAGAATGAGTAGACGGCTGTACGACTTTAAATGCAGTGAAGAACATATTACAGAAGGTTACGTTGATTATGAGACAACAACCATCTCCTGTAGTTGTGGGAATGTAGCTAATCGGATTATCTCACCCGTGAGAATTAGTTTAGATGGCACAGACCCAACTTACGTGGCTGCCTACGATAAGTGGGCGAAAAGGCACGAAGATAAGCAGAAGCAAGAAGCAAAGCAAAACGCCTAAGATACCTTTATCGGGAGATAAAGCCTTAGATTACAAATCCTAAAATCACTTGATTCGGTGACAGGAGACTTTAAATGGCAGCAAACTTTATTCAAGAAGAAGAACTGTTTAACGGCAGTGAGCAAGAAGAAGTACAAGACGTTACAACCCCAGTACCCGACAGCACTACTGTAGATAATACTGAAGCGGTTGATGTCAAAGAACCCGTAGAAGAATTACCAGAGAAGTATCGTGGTAAGTCTGCTATTGAGATTGCTAAGATGCACCAAGAGGCTGAAAAGCTCATTGGACGACAAGCAAATGAGGTTCATGAAGTACGAAGTCTTGCAGACCAACTGTTAAAACAACAACTCGACTCGAGGGCTAAGGAAGCGAAGCCTATTGAAGAATCGCTCGAAGACGACTTTTTTGCAGACCCAGCTAGTGCGGTCAACAGACAAGTAGAGAAGCATCCTGCAGTTCTTGAAGCAAGACAAGCAGCGTTAGAAATGAAGCGCATGAAGACAGCTCAACAGTTGTCCTCAAAGCACCCAGACTTTGCAACCATCGCACAAGATGCAGGGTTTCAAGATTGGGTTAAATCTTCTGCTATTCGCTTAAACTTGTTTGCTCGTGCAGACGCTGAATTTGACTTTGAATCCGCTGATGAATTGTTAAGTACCTACAAGGAACTCAAACAAATCAAACAGCAGAACCAAAATGTCCAATCAGCCAATGTAGAAAGCAAAGCTCAAGAACAGGCAATGAAGGCAGCTACAGTCGATGTTGGTGGTGCTGGTGAAACCAGTCGAAAAGTATATCGTAGAGCAGACCTTATTAAACTGAGAATGACCGACCCTGACAGGTATATGCAACTCTCTGACGAGATTATGCAAGCATACGCTGAGGGGAGAGTTAAGTAATTTTAGAATTTCTAATTAAAGGAAAAATATCATGGCATTAGTAGGCGCAGCATACCCCGGCGGTAGTACATCTATCGTCAACAAAACAAACGCAGACAAGTTCATTCCAGAAATCTGGTCTGATGAAGTTATCGCTGCTTACAAGAAAAACCTAGTATTGGCTAATCTTGTTCGCAAAATGTCTTTCAAAGGCAAAAAAGGCGATACACTGCACATCCCTAAACCAACTCGTGGCGTTGCAAGCCTCAAAGCTGCAAACACAGCGGTAACGGTTCAAGCTGATACCGAAAGTGAAGTACAGCTTTTAATCAACCGTCACTTCGAGTACTCACGTTTCATCGAGGACATCGTCGAAGTTCAAGCGCTGTCGTCACTCCGTTCTTTCTACACGGAAGATGCTGGTTACGCTTTGGCTAAACAAGTTGATGACGACCTCATCGCTTTGGGTAAGTCTTTCGGCGACGGCGACGCTTCTGATTGGGTACACAGCAATGCGTACTTCATCGATGCAACCACAGGTTTGACACTGTACGCTCTCGACACTGTAACCACCTCTGACTTGTTCACTGACGCTGGTTTCCGTAAGCTCATCCAGTTGATGGACGACGCTGACGTACCAATGGATGGTCGTAAGTTTGCGATTCCTCCTTCATTGCGTAACGCAATCATGGGTATTGACCGTTACAACTCCAGCGACTTCGTTGATGGTCGTGGCGTAAACAATGGTCAAATCGGTAAGCTGTATGGCATCGACATCTATGTGTCAAGCAATATGCCTACGATTGAGACTGCTTCTGACAACTCTGTTGGTGACGCAATCAAAGCCGCTGTTTTGTTCCATACCGACACAATGGTATTGGGCGAGCAGTTAGGTGTTCGTTCACAGACGCAATATAAACAGGACTATCTCTCCACTCTCTACACAGCCGATACCTTATTTGGTACGAAGGTTGTTCGCCCTGAGGCTGGTTTTGTTCTTGCTGTAAACGCGTAGTAGTAAAAACTCAAGCTCCTTAGCTACGGCTAGGGAGTTTGTTTTAGTGTATTCATAGAGTGCATTAAAACAAGTCAAGGAGAATAATTTTGCCCATATACAGAGGACCCGGCGGTTCAGGTGATGCCGTAAACGACTCGTCTAGTGAAGCTACATTAGTTGCTCAGTTAGTTGTAGAAGCCCAAGCTGACGCAGACGCTGCTGATGCAAGTGCCTCTGCTGCTGCTGCTTCAGCAAGTGCTGCTAGTGCTTCTGCTTCTACTGCCTCTACTGCTGCCACCAACGCAGAGACTGCCGAGACAAATGCAGAGACTGCCGAGACTAATGCAGAGACAGCTCAGGCTGCTGCTGAGGCAGCACAAACTGCTGCAGAACTTGCAGAAACCAATGCAGAAACAGCAGAGACTAACGCTGAAACTGCACAAGCTGCTGCAGCTACCTCAGCCACCAATGCTTCTAACAGCGCATCTGCAGCAAGCACCTCAGCCACTAATGCAAGTAACTCAGCCACAGCTGCTGCAGCGTCTGCAACAAGTGCTGCTGCTTCTTATGATGC